CTCGCACATAATTTCAGTTAGCGCCGCCAAAAGATTAATTTCTTGATCGGCAACGAAGGCAACCTGATACTGATACTTAGCAATAATAAGCACAGCAGCAGGAATGGTAGAAGGTACAAGGGATGTGTAACAAGCATCGTAAATCCGACGCAGAAGTACACCAGAATCATTGTCCAAATTATTAACGACCCATTTACGTACTTCAGGGAAGTTCTTCTCCTTAAGTCGTTTAACCAACTCATCAGTCTTGACCTCACTAAAGGACGCGAGAATCGCTGCATCAATCTTACCTCCAGCAGAATAACGTTGACACTCATTCAAGACACGACGCCAATCTGGGAAGTGCTTATTGATGAGCTCTACCAGGACCTTGTTATCATATTCAACACCCTCTGCATCCAGGATTTGTTGGAGGCGTCCAAAGAACTTGGATGCCATCTCTGGACGCTTGCTTGCGGGGATTGAGAACTCGACCACTGCACATCGGGAGTGGAGGGGTTCAATGATTTTGTTTTTGTAGTTGCAGGTAAAGATGAACCTGCAGTTGCCAGCAAACTCCTCAGTAAACGCCCGTAGGAGGAGTTGTACGTCATGGGTTGTGTTATCTGCCTCATCAATGATGATGACTTTGTGCTTAGCAGTTGACGTAAGAGATACGGTCGAAGCGAAGTTCTTCGCATTGTTTCTGACAGTATCAAGGAATCGTCCTTCATCGGATCCGTTGATGACATAAACATCTACCCCCAGTTCGTTGCAGAGTGCTTTAGCAATGGTTGTCTTACCACACCCAGCAGGTCCAGCAAGAAGGAGATTAGGAACCTCACCCTTAGACAAGAATTCCAAAAAGGTCTTCTTGATCTCCTTGGGGAGGATACAATCTTCAATTGTTTTGGGTCGATACTTCTCAACCCAAAGGAATTCATCACGAGTCATATCCAATCTTGTTTTTTGGATCAGTAATAAAGAGAATGAAGCATAGACCCAGATGTGGATGAACCAAACACTTAGACAAAAGTAGGAGGGTCATCGCTTGGGTTATGTTCATTGTACCAGTTTTGACATTGAAATTGCCAGTAGGAATGATAACATAATTACCACATCCCAGGCTTTTGTTTTTGCAAAATACGGAATTGAGATCAGATCAGCAATGAAGTTGATGATCACTCCCGTAAGAACATTGACATGGAGGATAATGAAATAGGCAGCAATGACACCAATGCTGCCCACAATCCTCATCAACGTAAGAGTACGCATTAGAAGTTAGAATCGGGTTCCAAAGCAATATAATAGGTCAGATCATAGTCAGTGTTGACAAACTTTGACAAAAGTTTACTGGAGATGCTGACCTTGTAATCACCAGGAATAACCTTGATGTTCTCCACCTTGAAGTGGAAGCAGAACTCTCCATCAGTCTCACCAACGAGAACTTGGAAGTCGTTAGAGGTGTCATTCTTCTTGTCATGAACAACAAGTTTGACAACTCCAGCTTCACCAATAACCGAGAGATCAGGAAGTTGGAATGCAAGGACTGCCTTGCGAATCTTTTCAAGTTGCTCTGCAGCAAGTTCAAACTCTACATCCATTGTGGGAAGAGTTAGAGACTTCTCAGGGGGTACTACAATTACGCTGGGATCAGCAAAGAAGTACTTAGAGCGAGTCTTGCCTTCTCGAATGACAACATGCCCGTCGTTAGCAAAATCAAGTTCTGGTTGATTGTGCAGGAATACACCCCGAAGGAATTGAGTCAGATCGTAGATTGCGAAGTCTTTAGGGAAGTCTTCCTGAATCTCCGCTTCTGCCATGATGTTCTTCATCACAGAGATAGTGCGAAGTTTGTTGCCCTTCTTGAACAAGATGGACTGGTTGATGTCCGAGAAGTTCTTCAGAAGGTTGATAGTCTTATCAGAAAGTTTCATAGGTGCCCTTAGTTTCATTATGAAGTCCAGAGAAGTGGTAGAGAAGAACGCAATAGTGAATTGCTTTCAAAATGTCTTGCTTTGACTTACCATTCTTCTTGCCGAATCGAGACAAGTATTTGATTGCATTAGACCGACAGAATGGTTCTGCATCACCAATGCCTTGGATCAGATCAAGAGTCTGTGTCTTTGACTCTTGAGAGGTGTAGTGAGATTTGTATGTTGATGAGAGGTACTCACGAACCTCTTTCATAGTTTTATCTTCTTCGTACTTCCAAAAACCATTGGTCGTAAGTTGGTCAAGATTCAAATCAATTTTATCGTTAGGTTCCATATCAAGGTTAAAAGAAATAGAGTCTTGGTGGGTCAGTCCCCAAATGTGATCGGTAGGAACTGGTTGAGCCGCACCAAAATCAATAGTATCTGGTGAAGGGTTAGGATTACCAGTCAAGCTAATGCCGTCATCCTCCCAAAAACTTTGATCACCAAGATTAGTGAAAGGGTTTGGTCTGTTCAAATCATTACGATCATAGTCGTAATAGTATTTTGAATGTTCAGTCATAGTACTCATAATGAAAGAGGAGGGAGGCACTATTGTCCTCCCATATTATATCAGGATCCCAGATCCTGGTCAACATTTACTTGCTCACCAGTGGCAGTGAGATCAAAATCTGCATCAACCTTGTCGTAGAGTTCCAGGAACGCTTGCTTAGTATCGTCATCAAATCGGTTGATGCACACTTGCATTGCCTTCTCCTTATTGCCAAAGATTTCATATGCTCTGACAATGTGAACCAAACGACGAGTGCTGATTACTTCCTCAATACCACCGTCATAGAAGGTCTTACGGATGATATCTGCCCAGTCAACCAAGCGGTGACAGAATTCTTCATCGCTACAGACTTTAGAGAGAATACTCTTCTCAATAGAGACGGTAGGGTAAGACTGCTCAAAGGTTACAGGGAATCGCTCAAGGAATGCTTCATTCAACACATTGGTGCCAATAAAGCGACCATCATCAGAACCCTTACCTTTAGTATTGGCAGTGGCAAAGATTTGGAATCCTTCAGCAGGTCGAACAAACCTACCAATCTTCTTCAGAAACACCCCCTTACCCTCAAGAATGGATTGTAGGCAGAGGATTTTGTTGCTAGCCAAGTCAACCTCATCGAGGAGCAAGATTGCCCCACGTTCGAGTGCTTCAATGACAGGTCCGTTATGCCAAACAGTTGCCCCATCGACAAGGCGAAACCCACCAATAAGATCGTCTTCATCAGTTTCAATAGTAATGTTGACTCGAATCAATTCTCGTCCGAGTTGAGCACACGCTTGCTCAACCGACAGCGTTTTGCCGTTGCCAGATAGTCCAGTAATGAACGCTGGATAGAATAGACGGGACTGAATAATTTTTTTAACATCGCTGAAATTGCCAAACTTGACGAAGGTATCATCTTTCGCGGGGATAAGGTTTTGCTCAACTGCAGGCATAGCAGCAGGTGCCTGATAATCCTGTTCGAGTTTCTCAGTGATCGTCAGATTCCAACGACCACGACCAACCTTACAATCAGAAATTTTGTTGGTCACCGTCTGATAGTTACAATCATTCATAGCACACCAGGCACGAATGTCTGCCGCTGTGACAGAATCTCCGTAGAGATCCTGAAGGGAATTCATAATGCCTTCTTTGGAGAGACCCATTTGTTTGTTGGAACTGAAGTTAGTATAGTGGATAGGTGGGGGAACTTAGGTCCCCCATGGACAGTTTATCAAGCGACTAGATCAATAAACTCATTGAGAACTCGCTTGTTCATTTTTTTAGTGCGAAGACTCTTCACAAAAGCACTCTTGATCTGAGACTTAGTTGCATCTTCCTTGACTTCAAAACTATTGTCTTGAGCTAAGGAAGTAGCAGAGATGGCAAAATAAGAGTGGTATCCAGAATTGGTAATAGTAAAAGTGCGTTCTTTCCTCCAACCAGCATGAATACGATCATGCTCATCATTCCATCGACCATAGTAGCGAGCGATAAATGCATGGGCATCACGACCTTCAAGAACACGGATACCAATAAAGTTGGTGTCTTGAAACTTGTCTCTGAGATGATTCAACAGAGTATCAGTTAGATCATACCAATTGCCACCCAAAGCATATGTAGTTCCCAGCTTACGGTCACGAAGAATGCAATTCATAGATACCTGACGAATACCCAGGTATGGTTCATTCTCCCAATGACGCTGAACCATTTTATGATACTTCAACGGAGGTGCTTCACCATCAGTGAGGATGACACATTGAACTTTTTCCAGACCATGTTGCTTCTTGAACTGAGGAATGATCTCATGAAGACAAACCAGAGTGTCATTTAAGGGAGTTCCAGACAAAGACAGACCGTTAGGAATACTGTAGAAGGTGTAGTAGGTACGACTAAATCCTTCAGCAACACGGAAGATAGTTTTCATCTGATCATCAAGTTCTTTCGCTTTGGTTTTACTAGAGAACATATTCATCAGAGAGAACTGCTCATAAAGATGAATTACACCATCCCGCTTTTTATATGGAGTTGGTGGAAAAACAGGAACACGGTCACCGTTATGATTAATCTCATATTTGATCTTGGGATAATCCGAGGTGAATGCATAAACATCAAAAGGAATATTGACTTTTTTACAGAACCAAATCAAATTATAGAGTTGTTTAATTGTGTCCGTCAGAACATCACACATAGATCCAGACCAGTCCAAAATAAAAATTAGACCATGGTTCTTACCGTCAGGAACAACAGTAACCTTTCGGAATAGATCTTCGTTGTACTTATAACTATGAAGTTTAGAGCAGTCTAGAACACCAGTTCTTGATGTCGTAGCACGAGCGTATGCACTAGCAGACTTGCGACATTCAAACTCCTTCACAAGATAATTAACTTCCTTCTGTGCGGACTTCTTGAATTCAGCGTATCTCTTATCTACATCATAGAAGAACTCTGGTTTAGTATCACTCCAAGCATCAGGAACATGCTGATACACATCCTCATTAGAGATGATGACAGAATCCAGATTTACTTTGGGAAGTTCCAAATATTGATTTTCAATATCATTCTCGTCAATAAGATCTTTGATGGCATCCTCAAAGGACTTCATCGTATTCACATCAATATCAGAGTCATCACCACCAGAGTTTACATTGGAGGAAGATTCCTGAATATCATGATCGACAGAATCGTCGGATCCTTGAACGGATTCGCTGGACGAGGGTTCTGATTCTCCCTCCTCACTATCTGACTCCTGTGATTCGGGGGAAGACCCACCATTATTCGGCTGTAGTTGTACGTCTGAAGGGGACTCTTGTTGTTGCTGTTCATTTTTGCAGTACTTATAAATTTCTTCTGACGCATCAAGAACTTCACTGAAGGTCTCACAGTCGCGAACCATGAGAAGAAGTTTTTCTTCTTCCTCAGTAAAAGGAATATCCTCATAATTACCAATCTTGCAGTAAAGATTGATTTTGTCTGCAAGGTTGAACGTTGACAGGTCTTCGTCCTCAATGGAGAAGAAGTCTTCCGCTGCCAACTCTTCATATCCTCGGTAGAAGGTTTTAGAGAGACCAGCATACCGACGCTTCATCATCTTCTCAATACGAGCGTCTTCGACAACGTTGACGATCTGTGGTGGGATCTTACGATCCTTGATCCAATCTTCATCTGGTGTATATAGGGCGTGACCAACTTCATGACCCACCAGAAGGTCATACACATTGTTAGATGCCTTGTTCCACTGAGGGAGCGTCAGCACGCGAGTATGGACATTGAACTGAGCAGTATCTACAGCGCGATGCTCAACCACCAGATCTTCAGTGGCAAGCAGTTTGGCAAGTTGTCCTTTGACTTCGTGGTTGATAGTCATCGGGATTCGTTTGAACTGAACACAGTATACAAAGAAGAATCCCCCCTATGGTCGATCAAGAACCAGTTTTTACATCGTCCACTGCTTTGGCAACCCAGTCTTTGAGATGAATTGTAGGTTCCCATCCAAGAGTAGTACGAAGTTTAGTATTATCTGCCAAAGTAATTCTCGCTTCTCCAGGACGAGCATCAATAAATTTCTGCTCTGTTGAGATCATGTCTGCAATCTCATTTACAGAATAGTTTTGACCATTGCCCACATTGTAAACCTGACCATAATCTTCTTCTTTAAGATCTTTGGTCGCTGCAAGAATGTTCGCATTTACAACATCAGAGACATGAGTAAAGTCTCTACGTTGTTCACCATCTCCAACAATTGTCAGTTCTTCGCCAGCAGCAAGTTGACGTAAGAAGATGCCAATGACTGGCGCATACTGTCCTTTAAGTGGTTGACGCTCACCATAAACATTGAAGTATCTAAAAATAAAAGTCTTCAAATCAAAGAGGTCCGTATACATGGAGCACAATTTTTCTCCTGCAACTTTTGATACTGAGTAAGGATTCAAGCAGTCATCGGCTTGAGTCTCATCATTAGGTGCAGAGTTAAACCCATATGCGGAAGAGGTTGATGAATATATCACTCGATCAACACCTGCTTCTCTAGCGCACTGTAAGACAGTTGCTGTCCCTAAGGTGTTAATCCTAACAGCGTTCAAAGGATTTTTAATCGCTGGTTGAATTCTAGCTTCTGCCGCAAGATGAAATACTACATCAACACCATGATAAAAGGTTCTAGTCAACTCATAGTTTGATATGTCCTGTTTGGCATACTCTGCTTTATCATTGACATAGAACTGCTCATGAGCATCAGAATATTCATTATCAATGACAAGAACTTCATGCCCCTGATCGATCAGAGCATCCACCAAATTAGATCCAATGAATCCTTTACCACCAGTTACTATGCACTTCATTTCGCCAACCTACTGAACCCTTTTACTTTTTCAAATTTTAGCACATTCATGAACTTGTCACGCATGCCTTCCTTATGGGAGATTACAAACGTATTAGAATCCTTAATGACAAATCTAATAATCTTCATAAATTCATCTGTTCCAAACCCATCAAGAGAGGAGTCAAATGTTTCGTCAAAGATGATGAGGTTGCAGTTCAAAGAGTTCTTAATTTTAGCAATCTCTCTCCACGTAAACAAGAGAGCAAGATCGATACGCATTTTCTCACCTTCACTGAATGAAGAGTAAGAGAAGTCCTCTTGAATAGGAGACTGAATCGATTCATTAAATTCTTCATCAAGACAAAAATTGATAAAAAATTCCATCATCTGCAAATACTTATTAACTTGATTGTTAATAAGTGGCAGATACTTTCTAATGATTTGTGTTTTTACTCCTCCGTCTTTTAGGAGATCGTACACAAAATTATAATTCGCCAGTTGATCCTTCTTAGATTCTGTCTCTTCGGAAGCAACTTTGAATTGAGTTTCTAGTTCATCTAGCTTCTCATGTTCAGTATTTCTTTCTGCAAGTCGAGTGGTAACAGTTTGAATTTCCTGTTCAAGATCTCGGACTTGTCTTTGATATCCAGAGATCTTAGTATTGATTTGAGAAATCTCATGCGTAAGGTCTGTAACCTCTTTAGAAACTGTAGAGAAGTGACGCTCTCGCTCTTCTTCTTCTTTAATTGCCTCTTCCAGTTGTATAAAACCAGAACGCAACTCTTTTGCTTTATTTTGAGCGTCTTCAATTCTATTTATTCTGAAGGTCTCTTCAATAGACTGAGTACAGGTGGGGCAAACCGTATTCTCAGAAAAGAACTTATGTTCTTTAGTAATTACAGATACCTTCTGAGAGATCTTACCTTTTAGATTACCTAACTGCCTCAACTTTTTAGTTGCACCAGAATACTTCTCAAGATCTTTTTGTTTTTTAATCAAATCATTCTCAAAATTTAAAGAATCATTTAAAAGATTATCTTGAGTGTCTGAAAGATTTTTTATCTGTTCTCTTTTTGCATCAATATCTTCTGTAGCAAGTCTACCAACTTCAGCAATGAAGTTCTTCTGCATCTTGACTTTTTCTTCAAGATTATCTGACTTGTATTGTAATGTAGTAATATCTGTCTTATTCTCTTTTATCCGATCTCTTACAACAGTATTCATTGATGAGAAGATCTTGATGTCCAATAAATCTTCAATAACCTCTCTCCTAGATGCTGCAGGTAATTGCATGAAGGGGATGAAGTTACTACTACCCAGAATAACAATCTGAGTAAACGACTTATAGTTCATCTTAAGAACTACTCTCTCTAACCAACTTTGCTGATCTTTAGCGGCTGCATCAGAGTTAAGTAGTTCACCATCCTTATAAATTTGAAATACTGCGGGTTTGATTCCACGTACAACTTTCCAAGCAGTATTTCCAATCTTAAATTCAATCTCAACAAGACAGTCTTTCTCGTTAATAGAATTGATCAAGAGTGGTTTATTGACACCACGATAAGACTTACCAAACAAAGAGAAGGTCAAAGCATCCAACATCGTGCTCTTACCCGCACCATTGTTTCCGACTACAAGAGTAGTGTGTGTTTTATTAAACTCAAGTTCGGTAAACTGGTTGCCAGTGCTAAGAAAGTTCTTATAACGAATCTTTTCAAAACAAATCATTAATCTTCATCGGGTGGTATTACAAGATCATTTGCAGTGATGATAGTATAATTATACTCATGCAGTTCACAAGTCTGAATCATAAGATCATCATCCACTTCCACAACATCCAATTCTGGATATTCCCTATCCTCTAACATCATAGAAAAACGAGTAGCATCATCCTCTTGCTCAAATATGTACAGGATTTGAGTCCCATCACTATTAGCAACAGAGTATGCACCTTCTTGATTCTTTCCAGATAGAGTAAGGATAAACATATTATATCAATTCACATGCTTGTTTGTAAACCTGGTGTATCAAATGTTTGATTTCTGCTTTATTTAGAGACATCTCAGATTCATCAATATACTTACTCAAAATAGAGATTGTATCTTCAGATTCTGGATCATAGTCATCAAAGTTAGTCTCAACATCAGCAAAGGTTTCAACAATCTTCATTTCGTTGATATTAGATCCAAGAAGTTTATCTACAAACTTCTCATATTTTTTAGGATCACTCTTCTTCTGTACGATTAATTTTACAATCTTACCTTCATACTGCCTAGTATCAAAGGTTTGATGTGGGGTATCGTTATAGTTAATAACCTCATACATGGTGTATGGATTATCAAATGCTTCCAACTCCATTGTAGATGTTTCTAGGATATGGAATCCACGAGGATCTCCAATATCATTTGAGTAAATCTCATATGGATTACCCAAATAACTTATACGCCCGTCTGTTGATCTAGTGTGATAGTGTCCGCTGTAGACATGGGAGAACGACGCAAATAATTTGCCATCAAGACCCTCTTCCATGATGTGTCCACGATAAGCAGCGAATCCTCGTAACTCAAGGTGCCCCATCGCGCACTTGCTATTGCTAGCTTTAATAGCCGCGAAGGTATCATCAGAATTCTCATCATTAATCCAAGGAATAAACAATACAGGTAACTTACCCAACTTGACTTCAGTTGGTTCAGAATATACTTTTACGTTTTTATATTCTCTAAGTAAAAGGTCTACTGCATTCAAATCATTAGTATTTTTGTAGTATGCAGTATGGTTACCGACAATAGTATGAACGGTAATACCCATCTCTTTTAGTCTATCATAGTAATTGTCTTTTGCCCACGCAAGAGCAGCAAAGTCAATCCCCTTACGACTATCAAAGGTATCGCCCATATCAACTACAGTTTTAATTTTATGCTCTTCCAACGTAGGGAAGAAGACATCATTGTAAAACTTTAAGAAGTAATCGTGGAACTGTTTAGAGTTTTTACGGGCACCAAAATGCTGATCAGTAATAATCGCAACTTTCATTAATATCTAGATTTGGAGTGAATACTATCCTTAATTTGATTATAATCGGAATAATTTGCTCCGTCAATTGTATTATCATCATAAAAGACTTCATCATATCCAGTCTTTTCTAGAATCTTATTCTTAATCTCAAGTTGTTTCTTTTCCTTCTGAATACGACGTAGAAACGCGTAGTGAATGATTTGAGTAAAGTAAGCAAAGGGATTCTGAGACTTCGCAGGATCAAAATTATGGATGTACTGAACACAGTTCTCAATACCATCCGAAATCATATCATCTTTAAAAATATAATTTACAAAGTTTGGTTTGAAGGATAAGTGTGTTGCAATCTTTAAGAAGCACTCTCCTAAGTAATTTGTAATCTGTGGTTTAGGATCTCCTCTACTTGCTGCTAACTCCACTGATTCTCTATATGCAATCAATGCTGCTAAGAATTCTTTGTTGTTGACATAGTGTACTGATCTCTTGCGTTTAGTCATAGGTCCAATTGCCATAATAGTATATCTATGTTCACAGTGATATAGTTATTATATCAGTATGAACGTTTGAGCACAAGGCTTGACAAGACCCCTGAATCTGTGTACAATAACCTTTGTGGAGGTTCAGAAACAATATTAGCTTTCTTTAAAGAGTCTTTCCAGGATCTCTTTAGCATCTACTACGTTACCAACCCTACCCATCTTTCTATCGATTCTTTGTCTGTATCCAGTGGGATCCTCAGAATCCGAGAAGTCTTTTGACTCTCTAATCCAAGATTGGTACATAATAATCATATCGATGTCCTTAGACTCACTCATAGTGATGACATCAGACATATCAATAATAAACATATCATCACGAGAGGTCTTTAACCAAGGTTCCATCTTATATCCAGATATACCTCTCTTAGTCTTAACTTCAGAGAAGGTGATTGGATTTGAGACAAGTAAGAATGTACTTTGCTCTTCTGTACAAGGTGAGACCTTTGAGAATATCTCTTCTCCTGTTTTTAATTTTATTGTTGCGTAAAAATCATCTTCCATATCTATTCCTTTAGATTGACGTTTATGATGTCATAATTAAATTTCTCTTCATTGTAAACTTTAATTCTTTCAATCAGGTGATTCAACGTATAGTTTCTTCTTGACTTATGTGTACAATCATCAGAAATATCATAAAGCATTGCTTTAGTCTTGTTCTTGCCCTTTCTCAAGACTCTTCCGATAGATTGTAAATTACGAATTCTAGATTTACTAGGTGAAGCAAAAACCACGTTGTGTAGGTTTCTTATATTTATTCCTGTAGAGAATACGCCATATGAAGCAACGATGATTGCATTCTCTTCTCTTTCAGTAATCTCTCTAACAAGTTCTCTTTCTTCAGTGTCTACACCACCATGAACAAAGAAGATCTTTCTATCTCCTTTTTTAGCAGCATTGATCATCTCATATAAAGGTTTGCCATGATTCTCTACCCTTGAGAATAGAATCAAGGTATTGCCTTTAAGATCTAATGATAAGTTTTTAATAAAGTTATTTCTTCTATCATTAGATATGATGAATTGAACTTCATCTTCATAGGTTGCAAATATCTGAGGATTGTGTTTTAATACTAAGCAGGTAATATCAAGTTTAGATAGATGACCCTGTGCCATCAATTCTGCAGTTCTAATAATTTTGTAAGATGGGCCAAACAATCCTTCCAAAACCCACTTGTGAGTTTGAGTTCCATCAAGGGTTCCAGTGAATCCAAACCTGTACTTGGCATGATGGAGTTTTGTCATTATAGATATTAAAGACTTACTTTTAAAAAGGTGTGCCTCATCCCCAATCACAACCTCATAGTCCTCAAAAAATGATCTATCTAGCTTGTAAATTGATTGCCACGTAGTAATGGTCACTGGAGCATCTGTAAACTTCTCTCGACCAGAATATATCTTGTGGCAATATGACTGAGCATCCCAACCATAATCCTCAAAGTCCTTATACATCTGCTCTACAAGCGATGTCGTTGGAACAACTAAGAGAATTTTTTTCCCTTTATCTGAGTAATACCGAACTACTGAATAAATCATCAATGATTTACCTGAGGCAGTCGGTGATATCAGCAATTTTCTATTATGTCTTAAAGAATCGTATACTCCCTCAATTTGATAGTCTCTGGGACGAATTGAAGTAATTGAGTTCATATAATCTTTAACACCTTCTCTCGATATGCCATCGTTTACCTCAAATGGCATACCGTAGAATTTGTTTTCTTCAAATTTATACGAATACTTATAATTATCGCAAAAAGATATAAGTTTATCTAATAGCCCAATATATAATTGCTTCGTTCTCATGTCAAATAAATGGATCTCACCATTCCAATTCCTACCCCTATATTGGGGCATGAACTTAGCATTAGGAACTTCAAATTTAAAATGATCTCTTAACTCATATTCAATATGAGGTTCACACGTAATCTTCAAATATACTTCGTTAGACTTTTGAATGATAAGATCATGAGTATTAGCCATATCCTGCCTGGAATTTGAGGAAGTCAATAGCATTCTTTATCTGGTAAGTTCGGTTCTGAATTACCTTCAGAATGCTCTCCAAATAATTCAAAGTGACATCGTAATAATCAACCTTCAAACTTATCTGGGATAATTTGTCATCAGCGTCAAGGTATTTTTGTAGAGTGTCTTTATCTCTAATTTTTTTCGGGAACGGTGATTCCACATATACTTCAGGATCTGCCTTTCCTGTAAAGTATTCGTATCTTTCGTGCCTGACGTTTTTGCGGGTTTGTTCCGCTTTTTTCTTAAGGAGAATTACAGTATTGTAAATCTCAAAATATTTAGCATGTAACGCAGGGACCTTAATTGACTCATCATGTAGGTTATCCATATTGATGTTGGAATCTTTTTCCCACATCTTCTGAATAGATTCAAGATCGATCATACTGGGTGTCCTTCTGGATCTGTTATATTGTAGATAGTATACTTGAAATCTACCTCTGCCGTAAAGTACTCAGTGTCTGTGTTAGTAGCATCAAACGATAAATCTGACAAGTTATATGGGAACATGTCAGAGAACTCCACATTAAATACTGTTCTTTGATTACTATTCAAGACAGCAAGAGTACCATCTGAGTAGATGTTCATTCCTTTACCATCATGTCTAATTTGGGATGGGTCGTCTTTCTGCAGATCAAATATTTCTTTTTGGGATTCTGGGAATCCGAGTCCTCTCATCCACTTGTGAATCTGCATATAATTTTCTAAGTTCTCATCAACAATAAAACTTAGAGTAAAATCAGCATACTGAAGTTTATCTCCAGGAAGATCGATATTCTTCAGATATGTTGGTTGCTCAGCAACACCTAATGTAATTCCAGGAATGTTTGCTTTGTTAGAAAAGAATGAGACCTTCCGTGCTCTACTCAATGTGAATCGGAATCCAATTGAGGATAAGAAGTTCCTATTCGATATCTGATTGCTGTAGGCGTTTCCTACGTTTCCTAATACCATGATTACATATGCTCCTGCATTTTTTTAATTAAGTGGTCAGCAATCTGCTTATATCCATCAGCTTTTGGATGGAATGAATATGGATTTAACATGTTATGGTCAACGGCATAAGCAAAATCATCGACACACCATGATGGCACTAATGATTTTTTTAATACTCTATCATTCTCTACAATCACTGCTAACATATCTCTTCTTATTCTTTTTTGATGATCAAAAAAGTTTGAAAGTTTTACGTTGTAATTAAATGAACAAAACGAGTCATACCAAAAATTTTTAACTCCCAACATTTTAAAATATTGGTTCCAGTGAAAAAACTCAAGCTCTAGTTCCTTTACTCTAGCTATCTCATTGTATGAGTATTTATTCAAAACTCCAGCAATCTGATCGATTGCAGTTCCTTCATCCTGATCAGGAATAATTGGATCATCATTTACAGTATTTAAAAATATATGTCTGTAAGCGTTTTCTTCGTTTACCCACAAGTCATACCTATTGACAGAGGTTGTCCCCCATAACACATATACTTGTACACCCGATTTGAGTATGTTTTTGAATTTAGTAGATGAAAAAAATTGTTTTGCTAATCTAAATTGCTTATCATTACTACTACCACCACAACCAAGATTTATATTGTCAAAATCAAAATGTTCAGAAACATGTCTTCTCCAACCATTCTTCCAACATATCTCTGGGTCTAGATAAATTCTCTCATATTCTTCTTCGGTCATACCATCTTCATATGCAGAACCTTGACCAAAAGTCCAACTATCACCAAAAGTTATCAATATATCTTTCATGAGTATGTAGATGATGTATTTTATTTAGAGACAAAAAAAAGACCCTAACGGGTCTCGTGGGTTTAATCTAGGATATGCCTACAGATTTTTTTGCATTGAGATTGGGATAAGGCATCACATTCAATTAAACACTCGTAGTAATCATTTAGTCTTTGCTGCTCCAAAGCAAGTTCATCGATTGTATTCTCAAAATGTCTCCACTCATCTAACTGTGAGCGTGATAATAGATTGTGCATGGTCACTCTCCATTATAGAACAAAAAACATAACAAAAATATGGTTAAATGTTTTAGTGCATTGTTTTATTCCCATTCTGTATTATATAGCACAGTTTGTGTTAATTCACTAACATTTATTGCTTTTTTACATAAGTATAAACAAATACAAAAAAAGAGACCCTTTCGGGTCTCTGGTAACAGATTGTGTATCCAATGGATCACATGAGGTTCTTGATCTGAACTCTTCTGTAGTAACGGTTCTGGTTGACCTTGAGGCGACCCAGACCTTGCTCGGTTCCTTCTGCGAAGGGGTTTGCAACAAGACCATAACGGGTCTTGAAGCCGATCTTGGGTTGGAAGGTGTTCTCGCCAACTGCACGTACCATCTGGAGGGGTACATATGGGCAGTAGAAGAGACCTGCGTCGTAAGGAGAGGTGCCCTTGTAACCGACAACGTAGTACTGCTGAGCAGCAACGTTTGCAGCATAAGGATCGATGTAGACTCTGTACTTACCAAGCAGAACACCAGCGAAGGTGTTACCAGTGTCATCAACGTTCAGGTTAGCGTTGAGTGCAGGGGTGTAGTCAAGTACGCCAGCCATAGACAGTGCGGATGCAACGTCAGCGGAGCACATGATCACATTGCCCTTTCCTCTACGAGTTCTTTGTGCGATTGCGTTAGCATCGCGCTCGATTTGGAACAGCAGACCCTTGAACTTCTCAACACTCCAGCGACCGTTGGAGTCGATGTCGAGGTCGAATACACCAGCAGTTGCGGTGTTTGCAGCAGCGCCTTGCTCAGCAACCTTGTAGATGGTTCTGATGACTTCGCGGTTGATCTCAGCAAGAATCTCAGTGGAGAGAATGTTTGCGAGTTCCGCTTCAGCGTTCAGACCGTGGATTGCCTTAAGGTCCTGTGCAAGCTCAAGGCTGTATTCTGCCTTCAGTGCTCTGGACTTGGCTTCAACAAGAACCTTCTCGATAGAGAATGCCATCTCGTTGAACTGGTTGCCAGAACCATTACCCAGGTTCTCAGCATCGCCAGTCTTCATGCCCTGACCAACGTTGTAGCCAGTGGAAGATGCAGTACCAACGGGGTTCAGGAGACCAGGGTTAGAACCAGCCTGGCTGGTAGTACCCATACCTGCAACGCCGTCAGAGAATCCTGCGGTCTCGTCAAGACCGTCGTCCTGACCTGCAAATGCGGTGTCTGCTTCGTTGAACAGTGCTTCGGTTCCGCTCTGGTTGGTGTAGCGGGAACGCATTGCGAAGATGAGTCCAGTAGGACCGCTCATTGGTTGAACGCCTGCGAGGTCATAAGCGACCAGGTTAGGCATTGCACGTCTGATCAGGGAGATCAGAACGGGATCGAAACCAGCAACAGGACCACCTGCAGCTGCGTCTCCACCGAATCCACCACCAGCACCAGCAGCATTACCTGCGTTGGTTGGGGTTTCGTTCAGGATTCCGCCTTGGAATGCTTGTTGTTCACGGAGGAACTTTTCTTGGTTTTCTAACAGGACAGCGGTTACTGCTCTTCTGTGGTTATCCTTGATAGGATCAATACCATCATAGTCGAGAAGTGGTGCCCACTTTTCCTGCAGATGCTCGGATTGGAACATTTGCTTTTTACCTTAGTTTATGTTTGATTGATAATTAAAAAATCACTTCTTGCTAACAGCACCCAGTGTTCTGAGGTAGCTATTCATGTAGTCAGGTGAATTACCTGCTGCATCAATGTCTACTTCCTCAGACAGATTCTCGGTCTGCGCTTTTGGAGCTTTCTTTGCTGTGAAGTATGACTCCTTCAGCATCTCCAGTTTTTCACGATACTTGTCGCCACTTTCAAACTCTACACTCTCGGCAAGTGAGGCGAGCTTCTCTTTTTGACTGAGGGCAAGACCTTCAGCTACTTCATCAAAGATACCATCTGCAACCGACTCGGAGAGGCGGGAATTCAGGGTGATATTCTTCTCAATCTGCTCGTTGAGTTTTGTCTCCATTTCATCAAGTTTTTCTACCATGCTCTCAAGAACATCATATTTTTCTTCAGGGATTGATACATAATGTTCTTCAAAGAGTGTCTTCATGCCAGAAAGGAAGGATTCGGACATTTCTGCCTTCAGACCGCTCTCAATGGCGAGTCTGTTTTCGGTGACCCATTCCTCAGCTACGTACTCAAGATAAGAATCTACTCGCTCTTGGAGAGCAGTCTTGATCTCGGTTACTTCTTCTACGAGGCGCTCCTCGTATGCTTCGTCATAAGCGGCAATCATTCCTTCCTTGATCTCTTCGACCTTGGAACGAAGTGCTGCCTCAAAGATGGTGCGAGCTTTTTCTTGGAATTCTTCCGAGAGCTCTTCACCTTCAAGAAGGGCGGTGACATCTTCAGAGACATCAAACTCCTCTTCTTCTTCGATCTCTTCTGCCTCAGCGACAACTTCCTCTTCAGACTCTTCCTCTTCAGATACAACCTCTTCTTCGGTTGCTTCTTCCTCTTCAGATACGACTTCTTCTGCTTCTGCGGTTACTTCCTCGTCCTCTTCGATTACCTCTTCAGATTCGAGTTCTTCCTCTTCCTTCATACCCTTCATTGCATCCGCAGGCTTAGCACCTTTGTTTACAACGTCGCGCACCTGCTTGAGGGTTGCGCCAGGGGTTTTCAGCTTAGCTGATTCGTCGTCAGACTTATAGTTGTCTGGAGTAGGACCACCAAGATCTTCATACGATCCCGTCTGACCTGCTACTGCGCCAGGAGCAAGCTTCTGCATGGGATCGCCTGCCTTTGCGCCAGCATTGACAGCGGTCTTGGATTGAGTTGTGCCTGCTTCCATTTCCTGTAAGTTGTTGTCACTAGACATTTGAGACTCTCCGATTAACCTTTGTAATTTAATCTATATTTATTTATTATATTTAAAAGTTGAACTGTATATATAGCGTCTTAAAGGTTATTCAGGAAGTCATTGAACAAGTCCAATTTCTTCTCTTCTAATACTCTTTGTCTAGATGCTGCTTCAATTCTCATTTGTGTTTGTTGAGCGAGTTTTTCGCGGAGAATTCCTCCATCCCAAACCCATTCTTTACCCTCCATGATGCCTTGAACAAAAGCATCAGGAGCAGATGGATCAGCAACAATGTCAGCAGCAGTTGCCAACATGAAGTCTTCACCAACTTCTTTGTAACCCGACTTGACGTTATCTCTCAGAGAACCAATTCCACGAGAAGATACGCCGAGCGTTACGCCATCTTTGAGAAGTGCTTCTGCAATCTTACCCATAGGGGTATGCAGAATTTGCGCTTTACCGATAAAGTTATTACCGTCTTGCTTGAGTTCGGTAATTTTATGAGATACTCTATCGAGGTTTACGGTTGGACCATCAGGATGACCCAGTTCACCAAGTGCTCTGCCCTTAGCAACGTAATCCTTAGAATATCTCTTCACCTCTCTTTCCATGATTGGAAAGGGATACATTCTACCGTTACGGTTGACCATCTCACTTTGAAGGAACACGCCCTTAATGAACATGTTCTTCTTACCATTTACGGTCTCAGTGAGAACTTCAACCTTCTCAATCTCTTCTCTTATAAGTTTCATCGCTGAACGTAATCGAGTATTTAGTTATTTATTATCGAGTCAGTCTTCAACCTCACCTTCACCATCAAACATCCCGTTTGATACCTCAGGTCTAAGTGCTTCAACTCGTTCAGCAGTCTTTGCATACAGTAAGTCTTTGATCTTATCAGAGACCTCAGATGGAGAAGCGTCACTGATAACCATATCTAAAATATCGTCCATTGTCGTAATGTGGATTACTGAGTTATTTAGGATAAATAAAATAAAAGATTTTTTTGATGGATCTTCCACATATTTACTATACTAATGTAACTAATAAGACAGAACGTAGGAAATACATGGAGAGTCAGTTCCAGACTCTGGGATTGAAGTATACAAGAATACCAATGGAACCATTTTCAAAGGATGGGACTTTTTTTGAATGGTATTTAGATGACTTAGAAGGAACATACTCGGAAGATACTTCTCATTACATAAACATAGTCTCTGCAAGTCTATTGTTATTCTTTCAAGAATGGATTGATAGTACTAATGATGAATTCATGATCTTGATGGAAGACGATTATGATTTATCACTTGTTAGTCGCTGGCACTTTGAATGGGGTGAACTAATTGAACGTCTTCCGATTGGGTGGGATTGTTTGCAGTTAGGATTCGAGACATCAAAGGTAATACCTTTTTATTTGCATCCCACAAAACCAGAATATTCTTTGGGTCCATGCTTATTAAACAGAGACTACATAAAAAAACTTCTTAGTTTACATTATCCCAACGGCAAGTTTAAATTCGACTACAATATTGCCAATGCAATTTACATTGATAGGGACTCTGGTATTCATGATGGACTAAGATATGAAGGAACTTCTGGTGGTCCAGATTATTTTATCAATCAATCTGGTTGTGGTTACTCTCTACCACTAATACCAATCAATCCATACTTTACTGGTATTAGTCATATTGGAGTGTTAGAGAAACGCTCTTGGGAACCAAAACTTAGTTTTGTAAAATGCTATGAGGCATATCATGAGTGGTGGTGCTATGATAGAGATAAGTTCACACTGGACGATTTTTTCACCTATAATAAGGACACTGATGTTCTGATGGAGAGAGATATCTCCAGATGGAACGATAAATATTTTCACGACTTGGCTATAAGAAAGAATGAAGGTTTACTTGTTCCAACCTCAGCACGAGATTTTAATTAAAGGGACAAAAAATTATTGGTTACCATATGCTGCTGGTTGTGTCTGGAGTTATGCAAAACAACAGATACCAGAACTTGAACTGGGAGAAATCGTATTTAAAAGAGAGCGTATTGATAAAATTCTTGATAGAGTAAAAGACCCCGATGTTTGTGCATTCAGTACATACATTTGGAACGAGCAGTATAATTTAATTCTTGCAGAAGAGATTAAAAAAAGATATCCAAAATGTATTATTGAATTCGGTGGACCGCAAGCAACAAGAGGTCTAGTAGATAGGGAGTATGTAGATACTGTTTTACTTGGGGAAGGTGAGCAAGCATTTGTTAACTTGATCCATAGGATAAAGAATGGATACCCAATACCTCCAGTTTACGAGCGACTTCAACTAAAGAACTTGAGCTATGCTAGTCCATATGAATCTGGAATCTTTGATGATATTGTAAATCAATATCCAGAATATAATTGGGCAACTTTGGTTGAGTCTACCAGAGGTTGTCCCCATCACTGTACTTTTTGTGATTGGGGAACTTGGATGAACAACATCAAGAAGTTTGATCTTGATCAAGTGGAGAGAGATATTAATTGGGCGTCCACACATCGAGTTGGATTCTTAATGCTGGCAGATGCAAACTTTGGAATATTTGCGGAGAGGGATCTTAAAATTGCAAAGATGTTGAGAAAGGCAGCAGACCATCCAGATGCAATCATTGATGATCTGACTGTTCAGTATACAAAAAACTCTACAGATATTGTCTTTGATATTAGTGAAGCACTTGGTCCATATGATAGGCGTGGTGTGTCTATGAGTGCTCAGTCCATGAATGGACCCACTCTTCGCGCAATCAAAAGACGAAACAACAAAAAACATGCTGAGTTTGTAAAGAAAGCAAGGGAACGTAACTTAAATGTATATACTGAATTAATTTTAGGTTTACCTGAGGAAACTTTAGAGTCCTGGAAGGATGGTATATGTCAACTTCTTGATTACGGACAAGACAGTATTGATGTTTGGTTTTGCCAAGTGTTTGGTAATACTGAGTTGAATACTAATAGAGATAAGTATGGTATTAGCGTTGTCAACGCTGAGGACTATGTGTCATTTACAAATAAAGAAGATAATGTAAAAGAGGTTGTTGAGATCGTCAATAAAACAAATTCAATGACTACAGATGAAATGATAGAGGCATATCTTTACTCTTGGATGATCATACAATTGCATATTAATGGATACTCTGAGATTATCTCAGATTATTTGAATAAAGAGTTTGGAGTTAGTTATCGTAAGTTTTACGATAGTATATTTGTAACATTGGGTAAGGACTATAGTTCTCTTGGAAAGCACTTTAGAGAGTTAAAAGAACGAGTATCTAGTTATCTAAAGAATGGAAAAATTTTGTCGGATAAAGATACTGGGCATACTCTTGAATTGAGCATGGGAACTGACTTTGAATTTTTCTGGTCTCACAAAGAAATTGTCATCAATTACATTAGGAACTGTTGTGGGATGTTTATTCCAAATGATATTATGGCACTACAAAGAAGTTACATATATAATCCAAATGTAGAATACCCTCAACATGTTGGAGAATATTTGGTAGATAATGCTAGAATGGAAGAAGAGAGAGATGATATCTGGGTTTTAAAAAGAAAAAATCTTCTAAAAAATAAAATCACAGCACTATGAGAAACTTATACATGTTCCAACCGCAATATGCGGTAGAAGTTAGAAAGGAAGACACGTATTGGTTACCTTATAGTGTCGGTTGTCTTTGGGCATACTGCCTTCAATATGGTGACGTTGCTAGTGGATATCACTTAAAAGATTTTATTTTTAAAAGAGAGAATCCTGAAGAACTTGTTGCACGATTAGTAGATCCAGTAGTTTGTGCATTCAGCACATACATTTGGAATGAGCAATACAACTTGCACGTTGCAAAATTGATTAAAGAGAAATATCCATATTGTGTTATTGAATTTGGTGGTCCTCAAGCAACTGAAAAACTTGCAGAGTATGACTTCATTGATTGTATTATTATATCGGAAGGAGAGCAATCATTCTTGGATCTTCTTAGGAAGGTAATGATGCAAGAACCATATGAAAGAATATATCGTAAAGAAAGAATAGAAGATCTAGACTTTCAAAGTCCATATCAACTGGGAGTGTTCAATAAAATAGTTGCAGATAATCCCGATGTTCTTTGGTCTATGACGATAGAGACTAATAGGGGTTGTCCTCACCGATGCACTTATTGTGACTGGGGTGGAATGACATACCAAAAAGTTAAGCACTTTGAGTTAGAAAGAATTCAACATGATATTGACTGGGCAGCAAGGAATAATGTTGGATTCATATTTAATGCGGATGCAAACTTTGGAATGTTCAAAGAAAGAGATCTTGAGATCGCCAAACTATTTCGCGCTGCAGCAGATCGAGGTAAATTAGAAGCGATTAATGTTCAGTATTCAAAAAACTCAACAGAAGTTATTTTTGAGATTGCTCAAGTTCTCGGTGACATTAGTAGGGGTGTGACTCTCAGTGTTCAAAGTATGAATGAACCAACTCTTAAATCTATTAAGAGAAAGAACATGAGCATCAATAAAATATCTGAGCAGATTGAGAAGAGTAAAAAATATGGAGTTAAAACATACACCGAACTAATTTTAGGGCTTCCAGAAGAGACCTTGGATTCCTGGAAAGATGGATTCGCACAAATCCTTGAATGTGGTCAACACGAATCTATTGACGTTTGGTTCTGTCAAATGTTTGGTGACACTGATTTGAATAGTGAATTATCTAGAGAAGTTTATGGGATCAAAACTATCAAAGCAGAAGATTACATGTCTTTCAGTAAAGATGAACATGATATTAAAGAAGTCATTGAGTTAATCTCAGAGACCAACACAATGACTAATGATGAACTTATTGAAGCATATCTTTATGGTTGGTTAATCATTCAATTTCATATTGCTGGATACACTCAACTCGTTGCAAAACATCTCAATAGTCTTGGGATGGGGTATAGGTCTTTTTATGATAAATTGTTTGGTTATATAAAAAATGATCCTGGTGTTATTGGAGATCACTACAGAGAAATCGAAAGATCAGTGTCTCACTACATGAAGACTGGAAAAATCTTAGATCAAGGCAAGCACGGACACACTCTTCATGCTGCAAGTTTTGCCTTTATGTTCAGAAATAAAGAAAGTATTTTTAATATTTTATCTGACTTGAATCTGGTTACTGATGATACTTTAAAACTTCAAAGAGCATTTATCTTTGATGAAGATACTGAGTACCCCTATCAACTAGAGTGTGGAACTGATAAGTACAATGTGGATACTGAGTTCAAAGAATTCGATAGAAATGACCCTCACACCGTATTCATTTTACGGCGCAAGGGTCTTCTAAAAAATCAATTGTCTAAAATTTAAACTATCTCGGGTGCTTCTGTGCTCCCTCCATCTTTTACTCCATCAAGATCTGGTTCTTGAATTGGAGCTCCCAAATCATCTCCTCCAGGTTCCATTGGAGCTCCAGTTGCAGGATCAATAGGTGCATTAGGATCAGGAATAATACCTGCTTCAATTTCCCTCTTAATCAGTTTATCCTGTTCAATAATCTCTTCATCAGATTGACGGAGAATCTTACGACGGACATAATCCTGAGAGTAATACTTACCAATATAAGGTTCTGCAGTTGCAGCAATATTGAGTCTCTCTGTCATCAACTCAGCATCTTTGAGTTCAGAGAAGTGATTATCATAAAGGAAGTCATATTGAATATGCTCAGACATTGTGTGCCAATCTTCTGGAGACACAATGTTCTTAAGAATAAGTTGAGTCTTGAGAAGATCGTTGAACATTGCAGAGAATCTCTTTCTCAATCTTCCAACAAACTTAGTGAACTTCAGTTCATCTCTTAAGATTTCAGAAGAACGACCAAGATTAAATCCTTCCTGACCACCAATTCTAGATGTAGGAACGTTCAAAGAACGGTAGAGTTTTTCTTGGAAGTATTTGATATCGGACAATTCTCCAAGATTCTGTCCGCCAGGAAGAGTTGAGATTTCTGTTCCACGACCACCTTCACGTCTAGGAAGCCAGAAGTCTTCAAGCATACTCATATACTTCTTATCATCACGGATTTCTCCAGTGTTTGCATCGTATACAAGTTTGTTACGATAACGCATCATAACATCGCGAAGGTATTGCTCTGCTTTCATTTTGGGCAGATTACCAACGTCAATATAGAAAATCCGACGCTCAGGCGCTCTACTTAAACGGTAGATAACCAAAGAGTCTTCAATCATACGAAGTTGATTAAGACCTTTAATTGCTTTGTGTAGATACGATAAAGTTAGATTCTTATTACGATCTACGAGACCAGATGTGCAATAAGTAATTGAATCTTTTGCAAACTTGATACCTTGAGATGCCTGATTAGATCCTCTATTT